TCAAAAGTAGAAAGAGGAATGCTAAAAAAAGTTAGCATTGATACTATTGATAAAATATTCATTGGATTAGGATTAGATTTGAAAAATGTATTATCTTTAGTAGATTTAGAAAAAAAATGTCCTAATGATTTTGAACTTGGAAACAAAGCACGTAAAATTTTAAATGATAAAAAATGATACACGAAAACACAATAAAAGAAACCGCTACTTACTTAAAAGCAAGTTCATTTGAGCAAAAGTTCCTACTCAAACGAAGTAATATGGAAATTATTAACCATACTATAACCGTATTCAATAATACTAATTATTTGAATGAAAATATTGGGGGTAAAAATATTTCTATTGTAAAGGAGATTCTAAAACTAAACAAATAAATATTATGAAAAACTCACACACAATAACATACCATAGTATATCTTTATACGTTATCGGGGAATATGAAGAAAGAGAAGAAGAAGTAGATTTTGGTGGGGGATTTGGAGCAACTGAAATTATTCTTAAAGACCATGAAGGTAATGAACAGGATATATTCCATTGGTTCTCAAACCCCGCAATCGAAGAAATCAACAGAATAGTAACAGAAGAAAATTATTAAATTATGGAAGAAAATCAAAACAATGAAGTTGCTCTTATTCCTGCTTTTGATGGAATTGCTTTTTTAAGCAAAATAGAAAATGCTGAAACATTACAAAAAAAAGTTAAGATTTTTAATGAAGCTTTAGAACAAGACCCTATTATGCCCAAAAATCTTAAACAAGAAATGTTAAAGAAAGGGTTAAATGCAGGAGCTTCACAAGACTTTGACTATGTAAGCATATCTGTTGTTGAAGAAGCCCTAAGACAAATATTTTTTCGCCAAGTAGATTTTGAGATTAAGCAATCTTATCGAGATTTAAATAGTTTTGTAGTTGTAGCAACTATTCGTTATAAATGTCCAATATCTCATGAAAATCGTGTTATAGATGGTATTGGAGCGATAAAACTACAACAAGATGCAGGAGCAAAAGTACAAGACTTTAATATGACGATGAAAGCTAATGCTCTTGAACTTGGTGTGGGTATTGCTTATTCAAGAGCTATTAAAAATGGAGCTAAAAAACTTGGAAAACTTTTTGGTTCATCACTTAATCGTGATGAAGAATTAGATAATATAGTAGTTTTTAGCGAAAAGGTAACTAATAAAGATGAATTTAATTACAAACTCCTAACAAAACTTTTAGAAGAAAAAGAGAGTTTAATAAAATCTCACGATTTAAAAACTATTCAAGATGTTTTAGACAATAAACAAGTTAAAGCATACAAACGATTTATTGATTACTTACAAAAACTATAATTATGGAAGCAAATAAAGTATTATTTAATGCAAGTTCAGCAGGAGCTTTGCTTACAGAAAAACAAGGTGCTAGATTTACTGACAATCAGTTGGTTAGAATCAAAGAATTAGAGAATGAGCGAGATTTAGGCATAAACGCAAATGGAAACAAAGTTAAGTTTGAAGGAACGAAAAAACCAGAAGAATTAGCAGAACTGATTGCCAAACGTGATGCTCCTCCAGAACTATCCGATACAGCAAAAGCTTTAGTTCGTAAAGTTTGGCTCAGAAACGAAAAGGGAATCTACGATACCATTAAGTCAAAATATCTTGACAAGGGAATCTTTAAGGAAGAAGATAGTATCTCTTTAGTTACTGAGGTTGAAGGAGTTTTGTACGTTAAAAATGAAGAACGTATAGAAAATGAATATTTTACTGGGGAATGCGATATTATAAAAGACTTTGAGCATAAAAGGTTAATTATAGACACAAAAACTAGTTGGTCAGCACAAACTTTCATGGAATCTAAATCCACTTTAGATTATGAAGTTCAAGGGCAAATATATATGGAGCTTTTTAATGCGGATGAATTTGAATTAAAGTTTTGTTTAGTAGATACTCCTGAAAACTTAGTACAAAGAGAAAAAGATACTGCTAAATGGAAATATTTCTCAGGAGATATGACTGACGATGAATTAAATAAAATGGAGGTTCTAATGCAACCAATCTATGACCAAATAGATAGAAATATGGTGTATTCTGACAATCCAACAATTACAAAAGAAGAATGTATCAAAACCTTTTATTTTAAACGAGATAAGGATATGTATGCAAAACTTGTCGAGAAGGTAAAACTTGCGAGAATCTATTACGCAACTTTAACACTTAATACTAAACTTTAAAAAATAAAACTATGGAAATCACAGCAAAATTATTATTAGCAAAAGAAGTTCAAGAAATCTCTCCGACATTCAGTAAAAGAGAAGTTATAGTGGAAACTACTGATAGTCAATATCCACAAGAAATACAATTAGAATTTCACGGAGATAGAACGGATTTAATAGATTCCTACAACATTGGAGATACCCTAAAATTCTCCATAAATCTACGTGGGAGAAAATTTGAGAAAATCGGAGAACCTACACGATGGTTTAACTCAATAATTTGTTGGCGTGTAGAAAAAGTATAAATAGTTTGCAAATTAAATATTTTTTACTATCTTTACATCATCAATACGGCTAGACACCTATTGATGAAAAAGTTGCCCTCTTACATTATAGCAACTAAAAGAAATTATACTAACTCGTATATGAACAAAGAGGTAAGAGGCTTTGGGAGTATGCGAGTTTTTAATTAATATTTTGTTTGTTTTTATAAAACATTCACAAATTATGGCAAATGTCAAATTAATATTTAATGGAACTGAGAAAAGCGAAACAGAGGAACATTCTTTAATATGTTATTCAACTGCAAATAACGAAATTTATTTAAATATTTCAATACCACACTTTGAAGATTCATTCGTTTGTTTAGATAAAAGCACAGCTATTAAACTTCATCGGGAATTAAAGAAACAAATATCATTCTTAGACGATAGTGAGGAGGTGTATAATGGCTAAAGAATTACCTTATTTTAAATTTGAACCTAATCAATGGGAAAATGGCAATATCCAAATGCTATCACGTCAAGATAAAGGCTTATTTATTGACTTATGTAGTATGTATTGGTCAAGACTTGGAGATGTACCTTTAAAATTAGCTATACAAAAATTATGCGCTGGCAATGCGACCGCATTAAATCCGCTTTGCGACGAAAAAATAATAGAGATTTTAGAAGGTAATATTTTTATAAAATTCTTATCCGAACAACTAAATGAGTTTGAAGATGCCAGTAAACAAAACAGCAAAAATGCAAAAGAAGGATGGGAAAAGAGGCGTAAACAAAAGGATGAAAGCGACCGCAATGCGACCGCATTAAATCCGCAAAGCGAAAGTGATGCCATAAGAGAAGATAAGAATAGAGGAAATGAAATAAGAAAAGATATTTATAAATCTTTTAATCATTTAAGTATTACTAAAGAAGATTTTGAAAAATTAAAAATTGACTTTAAAGAAAAAGATATTTTATCTTGTTTTGATAGAATAGAAAATTTTAAAGAAAACAGCAAATATACTTCTCTTTATCTCACAGCTAAACAATGGCTTGAAAAAGAATATAACGAAAAAGACAAGTCTAAAAAAAATGAAATTGTAGTTCCTGCTGGATATTACATTGACCCGAAAGATGGAAAACTAACAAGACGAGTTTCTTAAAAAAAATTTACAATGGCAAATATAAAAGATTGGAATTTAATAGAAACTAACAAAATTAGCGGAACTGCAAAATTAAAATGCCCTATTTGCACCCCAACAAGAAAGAACAAAACAGATAGAAGTCTTTTTGTTAATTTTAATAATGGAATAGGAAAATGTTTTAATGATAGCTGTGAAGCATTATTTTTTAGAGATAGTGTAGAAAAAACAATTTTAAAAACTGATTATATTTTACCTAATCAAAATTGGAAAAATTACACTACAATATCGGATTCAATGGTTCAGTACGTTGAGAAAAGAAAAATAAATCAATTTACTTTACAGCATTTTGGGATTACAGAGGAAAAATATTATCAACCCGCTTTACAAAAAGAAGTTAATAATATTGTTTTTAATTATTTTGAAGGAGAAACTTTAGTAAATAAAAAATATCGTTCTGCTGATAAAAAATTTACTCAAACAAAAAGTGGCAAACCAATTTTTTACAACATCAATGCTATTATTGGATTAGACGAAGTTTATTTAGTAGAAGGAGAATTTGATGTTTTAGCTTTTTATGAAATTGGAATTAAAAATTGTATATCAATTCCTAATGGAGCAAATGATAACGATAATTATTGGATAAATTCCGAGAAATACATAAAAGATGTTAAGAAATTCTATATCGCAACTGACAACGATGAAAGCGGTAATAATATTGCCGAAAAAATTGCTCAAAGATTAGGGCGTTTTAGATGCGAAAGAATTTTATTTGAAGGGAAAGACGCTAACGATGATTTAGTTAGCGGAATATTAAATAAAACTGCATTTAAAACTCAAAAATATCCAGTAAGCGGAACTTTTAAAGTATTTGATGTTTATGATAAAATTTTAGATTTATATGATAATGGATTTCCCGAAGTAATTTATCCTAAACACAATTGTTTTGGAGAATTAAAAAACATATTTTCAGTAATGAGAGGACATTTGATTACAGGAACAGGTATTCCTTCTCACGGTAAATCAAATTTCACAGAATGGTATGTTTTGAACTTGGTTCGAGACTACAAAATGAAAGTTAGTTTCTTTAGTCCTGAACACCACCCATTTGAATTGCACCACACTACATTTATTGAAAAAACATTTGGTAAAAACTTTTTTAGAGATAATATTGATTGCCCAAGAGTTTCAAAATTAGAGGTAGCGAAGTACGCAGAATGGGCGAATGAAAAAATATATTTAACTGGGACAGAAAACGGAGAATTCCCAACATGGGATTGGATTTTTGAAAAATTTAAAGAACAATTATTCACTTACGGAATTGATATATTTGTTATAGATGCTTTTAATAAATTAGGGTTTAATTCAAAATCAAATAAACTTGACCAAATAAATGATGTCTTAACAAAACTGACAATGTTTGCTCAAATGAATAATGTTATTATATTTCTTGTTGCGCACCCAACTAAAATGCAAAAGCAATTTGATGGCACTTACGCAAGCCCAACGCTATATGACGTTTCAGGAAGTTCAGATTTCAGAAATCAAACTCATGATGGATTTAGTGTTTATAGATTTTTTGGAGATGAAGCAAACGAAGCTAAAACAGTATTTGAAAATTTAAAAACAAAAATGAAATTTCAAGGAGAAATAGGTAAGTCTATAGAATTTGATTATCACATCCCAAGCGGAAGATATTATGCGAAAGGTACATCTGTTCCAACTTATAGTATTTTAGAGGAAGATTCAAAAGAATTAGATAGAATAGATAGTGTCGATTATTCGCTACCCAAACCAACATTACAAGATGCTTTTGGAAATTCTGAGGAAGAAGATATAATACCATTTTAAAAAATAAAACTATGAAAGAAAATTTGCAACAATATTTAGAAAACAGGTGTATAACCCAATCGTGGGTAAAAAAACATTTAGCAAAACCAATAGAAGAAAAAGATGTTATTAATAAACTTTCAATATCTTCAATAAAACAACGACTAAAATGACTTTAACACTTAATCAAATATTAAATTCCATAAGTGAATTTTATAAAATAGATTCTAAAGAAATAGTTTCAAAATCACGTAATGGGAAGGTAGTCAAAGCACGTCAAATGTATTGCTTTTTATCACGTATTCATACAATATGTTCTTTAAGCATTATTGGAAATAAAATTAATCGTGACCATTCAACTATTATTTATTCTATAAAAGAAATACAAAATAAAATGGAAATTTATTGTAATATAAAAGATGAAATATCAAAAATAGAATGTTTATTAGAAATTAAATCAATAGATTCTAATATTTTAATTCCAAAATATATAGATTTACTCTATATTGCTGAAAATAATAACAAAAAAAAATAACCAACTAAATTTTAATATTATGAAAAAAATGCTTTTATTCTTCGTTTTAATTTCAAATTTTATTTATTCGCAAAAAACTATTGAGATTTCTAATAAATACTACATTGTATCTGATGACAATACATTTTGGAAAGATTCTATATTCACACAAACTAAATTTGAAATATCCTCAAAAACAATTAGCTATACAAATAAAAAATCTAAACATATTTTTAAAGTAATATCATCAGATAAAGCATTAATAGATAGTGATGGAGACACAATTATTAAAACACATTGTAAAGATTTTAATAACAATAAAGTTGATATTGTA